CCCGATTTTGCACGGCAATGGCAGGTGGCGCTGGCCGAAGGGTATAGCCACCTTGAAATGGAAGTCCTGCGCCGCCTGCGCGAAGGCGATTTCAAAACCGGCGATGGCGAGAAATTCGATTTCGCCAACGCCATCCGCCTGCTCGCCGCGCACCGTGATAGCGCCGCCAACGGGCAAAGCCGCGAACGCGATGTCAGCGCCGAAGAAGTGCGCGCGTCGATCGACAGCAAGATCGAGGAAATCCGGCGGCGCATGGTCAAGGCCAAACCCGGCGACACGCAGGCCTGATGTCCGCACCGTTCGAATGGATCGTCACCGCACCGCCCGAAGTAAGGCGAAAGCTGGTCAGCCAGCTCAGCCAAAGGGAGAAAAACGACCTTGCTTTCATCTGGCCCTATGCCGCCCGCCCCGAACAGCTGCCTCCGCCGGGCGACTGGCGGATCTGGATGACCATGGCCGGGCGCGGGTTCGGCAAGACCCGCGCTGGTGCCGAATGGGTGCGCATGATCGCCGATAGAAACCCCGATGCACGGATCGCGCTGGTGTCCTCCTCGCTGGCAGAGGCGCGCGCGGTGATGGTTGAGGGCGAAAGCGGCCTGCTGTCGATCTATCCGCCCACCGCTCGGCCCCGGTTTGAACCATCGCGCCGCCGCATCCGCTTTGCCAATGGTGCGCAGGCGCAGTTGTTTTCCGCCGCCGAGCCGGAAAGCCTGCGCGGGCCGCAGCACAGCCACGCCTGGTGCGATGAAATCGGCAAGTGGCCGCTGGCGCATGAACGCGCCACGCGCTGCTGGGACAATCTGCTGCTCGGCCTCAGGCTGGGGAATGATCCGCGCATCGCGGTTACAACCACCCCGCGCGCGGTGCCGCTGGTGCAGCGGCTGATCGCGCAGATTGGCAGCGCCGGGGATGTCGCCATCAGCCGCGGGGCGACCAGCGATAATGCCGCCAATCTGCCGCAGCGGTTTCTGGATGCGATTGCCAGCGAATTTGGGGGCACCCAGCTTGCCAGACAGGAAATCGAAGGCGAATTGATCGAGGATATCGAAGGCGCATTGTGGACCCGCGCGCTGATCGAACAGGTGCGCGAAACCGGCGCCGTTCCCGCAGCTGTGCGGGTGGTGGTGGCGGTTGATCCGCCTGCATCGGCCACGGGCGATGAATGCGGGATCATTGTGGTCGCCTTGGGCGAAGACGGCATTGCCCGCGTGCTCGCCGATTGTTCGGCCCAAGGCGCAGCCCCTGCCGAATGGGCGCAGAAAGTCGCCGATGCTGCGCGCGAATGGGGTGCTGACCGCGTTGTGGCAGAGGCCAATCAGGGCGGGGCGATGGTCGAAAGCGTGCTGCGCGCCGCCGATCAGGCGCTGCCGATCAGGCTGGTGCACGCTGCCCGCGGCAAGGTTGCCCGCGCCGAACCCATCGCCGCGCTCTACGCCGCCGGGCGGGTGCGCCACGTGGGGATGTTCGCACGGCTCGAAGACCAATTGTGCGGGCTGCTGGCGGGCGGAACCTACGCCGGCCCCGGCCGCAGCCCCGACCGCGCCGATGCGCTGGTGTGGGGATTGAGCGAATTGATGCTGGGGCGGAGCGCCCGCCCCAGCGTGCGGCCAATCTGACGCGCCGCGACCAAGACAAAGGAAATCCGATGGCATTGCTCGACACTCTCCTCTCCGCCTTCAAGGGCGGGGAGCGCGCCCGTGTGCCTTTGGCGCCCGGCATGATGCAGGGGTGGCACCCGGCGTTTGCGGCTGGGCCTGGGCCGCGCAGCTATGATTATGCCCGCGCGATTGGCGAAGGCTTTCTGGCCAACCCGATTGCCCAGCGATCGGTCAGGATCGTGGCCGAGGCGGTGGGGCAGGCCCCGCTCGCCTGCAATGATCCGCGCCTCGCCGCGCTCGTCACCGCTACCAGCGCCGGGCAATCGCTGATCGAAACGCTGGCCGCGCAATTGCTGCTGCACGGCAATGGCTATGTGCAGATCCTGAAGGATGCGAGCGGCACGCCGGTGGAGTTGTTCGCGCTGCGGCCCGAACGGGTGAAGGTGGCAACCGGGCCGGATGGCTGGCCGTGCGGCTATGATTACACGGTGAATAACCGCACCGCGCGGATCGCGGTGGAGGATGAGGATGGCTGGCCGGGGATCATCGCGATCCGGACGATGCATCCGCTTGACGATCACTGCGGCGCGGGCGCGCTGGAGGCGGCGTGGCAGGCGGTGCTGATCCACAATGCCGCAACCCACTGGAACCGCGCGCTGCTGGAAAACGCGGCGCGGCCTTCGGGCGCGCTGGTTTACGAGCCGGGGGACGGCGCGAGCCTCGCTCATGAACAGTTCGAACGGTTGAAGCGCGAGCTGGATATCGCCTTTTCGGGCGCAGCCAATGCGGGGCGACCGATGTTGCTCGACGGCGGGCTGAAATGGCAGAGCATGGCGCTGACCCCGGCGGACATGGACTTCGCGACGCTGAAAAGCGCGGCGGCGCGCGATATCGCGCTGGCGTTCGGGGTGCCGCCGATGCTGCTCGGCCTGCCGGGCGACAACACCTATGCCAATTACCGTGAGGCCAACCGCGCGCTGTGGCGGCTGACGCTGCTGCCGCTGGCGGAGAAACTGTTTTCCGCGCTGCGTCAGGGCCTCGCTCCGTGGTTCCCCGGTGCCGAAATCGGGGTCGATCTCGACCGGGTCACGGCGCTGTCGGAAGACCGCGAGCGATTGTGGTCGCAGGTGTCCGACGCCGATTTCCTGACCCGCGCGGAAAAACGCCAGATGCTGGGCCTGAGCCCTGAAGAACAGCCAGAGGAGAATACCGCATGAGCCGCGCAGATGTGCTTGCCAGCCTGATGGTGCAGGCCCGCAATGATGGGGCAGCGCTGGTGACTTTACGCGCTATTGTCGAGGAATCGAGCGCGCTCGCCACCGACCGGGTGCTCGAACGGCTCGGGCTGGGCGATGCCGGGGCCGAGAGCGATCTGGTTCAGCTGCGCGAACTGCTGCGGGCGTGGCGCGATACCAAGGCCAGCGCGTGGAAAGCGTTGATGGAATGGATCATCCGCGGCGCACTGGCGTTGCTGCTGATCGGGATCGCGGTGCGCCTTGGCGTGTGGGACCGGCTATGAGCGCGCGGGCCATGCGTTTTGCCGGCTATGCCGCGCTGTTCGATATTCCCGATGCAGCGCGCGACACGATCCGGCGCGGAGCGTTCGCCAAGACGCTGGCGAGCCAGAATGCGCCCTTGCCGCTATACTGGCAGCACCGCCCGGATCAGCCGATCGGCGTGATCGAGCAGGTGTCAGAGGACGCGCGCGGTTTGCGGGTGATCGCCCGGATCGACCGGCCCGATAGCCGCGCGGCGATGCTGCTGGCGCAAGGCGCGGTAAGCGGCCTCAGCTTCGGCTTCCGCACCCGCGCGGCGCGGCAATCCGATCAGGGGCGCGAACTGATCGAGATTGACCTGTTCGAAGTCAGCCTGGTCACCCACCCGCTGCAACATCGAGCCAGGGTGCATTTTGTAAGCTGACCGAGCCGACCAAACCACTTTCCACCGGCCGCCATTGGGGCGGCCTTTTTTCTGCCCAACCGAAAGGCCAATGCCCCATGGAACATACCCAACCTGCGATGACCACCACCGATCCGCTGGACGCCAGCTTTGACATCATTGCCCGGCAGGATCAGGCCGATGCGGCCATTTCCGGCCTGCGCACCGATGTCGACGAGGTGAAAGCGCGGCTCGACAAAGTCGCCCGCGCCGCCACCCGCCCGGCGATGGGCGGCACCCCGGCGAGCGACGCTCCTGAAGTCAAAGGCTTCGTCGATGGCTATCTGCGCCGTGGACGTGAAACCGAACTCAAGTCGATCAGCGGCACCGCCCCCGGCGATGGCGGCTATGCCGTGCCGCGCCAGATCGACGCGGTGATTGCCGCTGAACTCGCCGAAATCAGCCCGATCCGCGCGATTGCTCAGGTGGTGCAGACCGGCACGTCTGGCTATCGCAAGCTGGTTGCTACCGGCGGCACCGCGTCAGGCTGGGTCAGCGAAGCCGCCCCGCGCCCGGAAACCGCAACCCCGCAATTTGCTGAAATCGCCCCGCCATCGGGCGATCTCTACGCCAACCCGGCGGCGAGCCAGGGGATGCTGGATGACGCCGCTTTCGACATCGAAACCTGGCTGGCCAGCGAGATCGCGCTGGAATTCGCGCGCGCCGAAGGCACGGCATTCGTCAACGGAACCGGGATCAACCAGCCCGAAGGCTTCCTCAACGCTCCAACCGCCACTGCCGAAGACGGCGTGCGGGCATTCGGGACGATGCAATATATCGGATCGGGAAGCGCCGCCGGGTTCGACGCGGCGCCCGATGCGCGGCTGATCGACCTGATCCACTCGCTCAAATCGGGCCACCGTCAGGGCGCGGTGTTCGTGATGAATTCGTCAACGCTGGCAACGGTGCGCAAGCTCAAGACCGCCGATGGCGCGTTCCTGTGGCAGCCGGGCATGGTCGAAGGCCAGCCTGACCGCCTGCTGGGCTATCCGGTGATCGAGGCGGAGGATATGCCCGATGTCGCAGGCGGGGCCTTCCCGATCGCGTTCGGCAATTTCCGCCACGGCTATCTGATCGCTGAAAACGGCGCGACCCGGGTGCTGCGCGATCCGTTCACCAACAAGCCCTTCGTGCACTTCTACGCCACCAAGCGGGTGGGCGGCAAAGTGCTCGATTCCAACGCGATCAAGCTGCTGAAGATCGAAGCCTAGGTGTTAACTTAGGCTTCGATCCCCCGGCAAGGTCGAGTCCCCCCTTGCTCCCTTGCCGGTGTCTCGCGCCCGCATCGCTTCAGGCCCCCTTCCCGCCTGACCCAGCGATGCGGGCGCATTTTGTCTCGAACACAGAATTGGAGAACCCGCGATGGAGCGGACTATCTTGCAGCCAGCAGCGCTTGACGGCGCGGCGCTGGCGGAGCTCAAGCACTGGCTCGGGATCAGCCGCCCCAATGACGATGCGGCCCTGATCGGGCTGATCGATGCCAGTCTGGCCATCTGCGAAGCCTTCACCGGCAAGATGCCGCTGGCGCAGACGGTCGAGGAAATCATCGCGCCGCACGCGGGGTGGCAGGAACTGGTATCGCGCCCGGTGCGCGAAATCACTGGCGCGGCATGGATCACTGCCGATGGCACGCGTGAAGCATTGCCGCTGCCAACCGACGCGCTGGAGTGGCGCATCGCGGTCAGCGCATGCGTGCAATTGCTGCGCCCGTTCGAAGGGCGCGGGATCGCCTTGCAACTGGTCGTCGGGATTGCCGATGACTGGGACAGCCTGCCCGCATCGCTGCGTCATGGGATCATCCGGCTGGCCGCGCATCTCTATCGTGAGCGTGACCGCGATGGCAAGGGCGGCGCAGCGGTGCCCGCCAGCGTTACCGCGCTGTGGCGGCCATGGCGCAGCACGAGGCTGGCATGATCCGCGCCGCAGCAGCCAGCGCCCGGCTAGTGCAGCGCCTGCGCGCGCGGGCCGAACAGATCGCCGCCAGCCGCGCAGTTGATCGTCGCAGGGAACGCCGCGCGCCGGGTGCGGAGTGGCGTTCTGCCACCGCGCTGTGGCCCGATTTCACCGCCGATATCGCTTCAACAGACAGAACAGGGAATTGACCACCATGGAAAATGACCTGCGCGCCGCACTGATCGCCTGGCTCAGGGCCGATCCCGCGCTCGCCGCGATCAATGCGATCGAGGAAGAATCCCCGCTCAGCGTCAGCCCGCCGTGGCTCGGCATCGCGGCAAGCGCTTCGATCGATTGGGGCTCCAAAGACCGGCAGGGCCGCGAAACGCGGATCGCGCTGGAGCTGGAAACCCGCATTGATCTCACCGCCGCCGACGCCCCCTTGCTCGCCGCGATTGAACGCCGGGTGCTTGACCTGCCGCCGTTTCAGCCTGGTTTCGAACTCGCCTCAATCCGGTTTCTGCGTTCGCGCAGCGAAGCCCGCGCCGACAATCGCCGGGCCGCGCTGATCGAATTTCGTTTCCGCATCCTTGAACAAAATTAGGAGTAACGCCCATGCCCGCCCAATCCGGCGCCGCCTTCCTGCTCAAGATCACCGATGGGGCCTCACCCCCCGCCTATCAGACCGTCGCAGGCCTTCGCACCACGCAAATGTCGATCAATGGCGACACGGTAGTCATCACCCACAAGGATTCGGGCGGCTGGCGCGACCTTTTGTCCGGCGCGGGCACCCGATCAGTGTCTGTCAGCGCTGCGGGAATCTTCCTCGGCAGTGCAGCGGAAAGCGCGGTGCGCAGCCATGCGCTGGCCGGGACGCTTGCCGGTTATGAATTGTCATTCGAGGATGGCGAGCGGCTGCGCGGACGGTTTCTGGTGCAACGGCTCGATTATGCCGGGGATTTCAATGGGGAGCGCAATTATACGCTCCAGCTCGAAAGCTCCGGGCCGGTCGTGCCAGCATGACCGCCGCCGCCAATCCCCTGCGCGGGGAAAGCGTGCTGATGGTGGCGGGGATGGGCTATGTGCTGCGACCGACCTTTGAAAGCCTGGTGCTGGCCGAAGCCGAACTGGGATCGCTGTTCGCGCTGGTCGAACGCGCGGCGGCGGGCGCGCTGACCCTGACCGAGATGACCGCGCTGCTGTGGCATTGCTTGCCGCCGGAATCGCGGCCTGACCGTGCAGCCGTGGGTCAGGCAGTGCTGGCAATGGGGCTAGTGGCCGCCACCCAGCCGGTGCGCGCAGTGCTGGCGCAGGTGCTTCAGGGTGAGACGTGACCTCGACCTTCGCCGCCTGCGCCGCGCGCTGGTGCAGCCTCTCGGCCCGCCTGCTCGGCTGGCGCCCGGTTGAATTCTGGAACGCCACCCCGGCCGAATTGGCGATGGCGCTGGCCGCGCCTGATGATCCCGCCTGCCCACCCCCACCCAGCCGCGAGATGATCGCCCGCATGATGGAGCGCGACGCTGATGAACGATAATTTCGAAGAACTGGTGATCGACGTGCGCGCCCGCACCGATGGCTTT